CTACACCTCTATCTCGATCCATTCACTTCCGCGAACGTCGCGATACTTATCGGTCGTTTGTGCGGATTTATGTCCGAGGATTTTTTGAGAAAACTCTTTACCCATTTCCTTTTCATAGAGTCGTGAAGCTAAACTCCGTATCTCATGAAATGGCGGTGGGTTAATTCCTTCCCATGTTATGTTTGCTAAATCTCTCGCTTTGGCGAATCGCTTTGTCAGTGTCTTATCTGCAAATGACTCACCTTTGTCAGACGAAATTATCGTTTCGCCTTTGATTGCGCGATTTTCGCAGCGCGCGATGATATCACGCAACGAGAGCGAAAGGGTATCTAGCTTAACATCAAAGGGGATTATGATCCTCATTCCTGTCTTTTCCTGCTCAACGAAAAGTTTATCATCCTTAATATCAGACCACTTCATTTTACGAACATCCCCCACGCGTTGCCCCGTCACTATGGCCAGATCCATACTATCAACAACCCAGCCCGGCATGTCAGCCGCTGCTGCCCTAATAGATAGGAAGTTGTCAAGCGACAGCCTTGCGCGCTTAACCTCTATCTTTGGGTTTTTTGTTGCATCGACGGGGTTATTGTGAATAATTCCCTCGGATACTGCCTCTCTGAAAAAATCAGTCAAAAATGATCGCATCAACTTAGCAGATGCCGCCTTTCCATTATTGGTATAATCGTTAAGAAGTGTTGCAATGTCTTTGGTGCTAATGCTGTCCATAGGCCTTGATGCGAAAACTTCATCGACCACATCCAATCGGCTATAGTAGCCAGTGATCGTCTTGCTTTTTAATCCGCGCTTACTTAGCACTTCTGTATAAGTTTTAACCCAATCTGATACAGTGACAACTGCGACACTATTAATCCGGTCAACTAGCCTCACTGCCGAACCAGCATCCATAAGTTGCATGTTTGCTTCCACTGCCTGATTTATTGCTAAGCGCTTGTCACGACCAAGTCCGAACTCCTTACCCGTCCTTGGGTCCTTATAGCTGTAATAACCACCATTTCGAACATACAAATTGGCTGGTAAATCACGCAGTGCGGCGGATCGCCTTCTTGCTGCCATTTCTAATCCTTGATATCAGATTGTTATTTGTTGGTGCGGTATTGATAGTTGAGGCGGGGTCTATATATGTTGCGGTTGATTCAACTTCATAATCTCTACCAATTTTTTCAGGTGGGGGATATATCTTTCCAGCCTCAACCCACCTGTATATCTGCTTCATAGAGCGCGGTATGTCTCGTCGTGCATTCCATTCTTTCAGGCTAATCTTCATAGCTGGCCTCTTATCTCTTTATCAATCTGACGAACGTAATAACTCAACCAGCGCTTCGCCGGGAAAGTTTTTGGTTGTAGTTCAATGGGTAGGGCGATGATTTTTTTTGCGTGGCGATTAAGAATTTCGGTGAAGTGCTTATCGTGCTCTTGAATTGGGTATTTTTCTTTAACTTCTATTATTTCAGCAAGCGCATCTTTTGCTACTGACCTGATAGCATTTTCAATGGTTGTCTCCACGCATCACCATTCCTTTACCCACAGCAGCCAGAACACCACTCCGCCGCCGCAGATAAGCAAGATCCAGTCCAGATATGTGATTATTAAATTCATGCTGTTTTGCTCCCGGTTAATATTTCTTGTCCAATCGCTTTTAGCTCATCGCGCTTAACTATGGTGAACGTGCAGCGAGGCTTGATGAATGGGCGCCAGATAAATAACAGGCTGCCTTTGCTGTTTCCGTTTTTACCTGGCTTCCCGGTGCCGGCGTTGATGAATGACAATCGGCCACCCGTGATTAGACGGACTTCATCAACAGACTCGAGCGCCAGAGAAAACCAACCGGTTGACGTATCAGCGGGTATAAGCATGACGACGATCTGATTCTGCTCTCTGCACTGCTCGGCGGCCTTTTGTACCCACGGAGTTATGTTTGAGTACGGAGGATTACACCAGATAGCGCCGTAGCTGATCCATTCACAATTGAGTGCATCATCCCGCTCGGTTAGATAGCGAGCGCATAATGCACTTTGGTGACTGGCAGCAGCATCAAGGTAAAATCCGAACTCCAAATCCAGAGCCGCAAATATATCGTTCGGCGTCTGCCATAAATCTTTCAAGTTATCCGGGGTGTGGCTGCCACCGTAATCACTCATGCCGCATTCCAATCGCGACGAATTCGTACCGGCTGTTCACTTAGCATCTGCATTCCCCTCTACCAAAGTGAATGTTTTGCAGCCACAGTTGGGGCAGCAATTATCAGTCCAACCGCTTTTATTTCGCTTCCCTACTAGTTGATCTTTAGCGTGAGTTTTCCGGCAGCGACGGCATTTGAATTTCTGCATCACTCATCCTCGACCGTAAAACCGGCGTTTGTTATTTTTACGCTGAATTCAACACGGGCGGCGTTGTAAATCGCGGCTAGGTCTTTATTACTGAACTCTTCGTCAACGAAAGAACTAGCGCTTCTACGAGGCGGCAGCACAACAGGCTTATTCAACTTATCGTTTGCCGCTGATAACGCTGCTTCTGCTTTCTCAATTCTCTCTATCAGAGTGATAATTGATGATGCTGGGATGTAGGCATATCGCAGGGGTGAGATAGCCATCATTTCTTCACAGTGTTCCCTTAGCTCTTCGAGGTTATTCATCAATATTCTCCCCAGCGATACGTCGAGGCTACTTCTCCGGCTTCTTCTGCCGCGCGAAAGTCTTTGTCGGGAACAGATAGAATATTGCTAAAACTGTTGAATTCACCGTCTTTACTGATTTCAACAAAACCAGCCTCACTTATCCCTTTAAGGCAAAGCGACACGGTTTCGCTTGTTAGCCGGATTCGTTCTAACTGATATTGCTTGCGGTAAATAAAAGCCTTTAATGCTTCTTCTTTTGTGTAGTGATAGCGGGAACGGGCAGCATTTTTACGGCTACGCTTAATTGCCTTGTCGACTGGCTTGCTGAGATATTGGATAATTTGTTCAAGACTCATTAGCGGGTAGTCATGGCAATACCAAAATGTCTTTTCTGTCTCCCGTAAAATAACCATTTGCCACAGTATTACGATTGGCCGGCCATGCGAATCATTACCGTCTGTATAGCGATAGCAGTATTTCTTGTCAGCCATGATGTTCACTCCTCAGGCTGGCGGCGAATTCCTCGGCGACATTGCCTGCATCAGTGAAGAAGTTATAAGCCCTAATTTCTGCCTTCTGTTTGCAGAACTCGGAGAACATCTCCACACCCTGCGCCTTTATCTCGTTAAGCGCCTGAGTGGTGGCGGTGGTTCCATCCAGCGCCTTATTCAGCACATCGACGTACCAATCCAGATATTTGTATTCCAGTAAGTCTCCGTGCTCTTCCCACATATCAGGCGCGGTGGCGAATTCGATTGCACTCTTCAGCACAACGTTATCGCCAGCCAATACTTGATGATTCTCATCCTTGATAATAATTGAGTCGAATATCTCACTGGTGTCACCGCTGTAATCGATAATTCCAAGTGCTGCTGCAATGCGAGCTATCTCTCGACATGCTTTGTCATAATCAGTGTTTTCAGACATAACTATTCCTCAGCAGACTGACTGCCGGTAATGGGGTGGGGGAGTGAGTTAGGACGCCGAAAGTAGTCTCAGGCGCTCCTGTTTGCGCAGCGCCAATTCTTCATTGCAGGTGCAATACGGTGATGGATCATCTGGCATGAACTCAGGCTTAAGCCGGTAAATCGTTCCCTCTGCCGATATTTCTTTTATTGCCCACTTCTCTTCCGTGAGAAGGTGTCTCATATTCACCACATAAGTCAGCTCAATGAATATTGACTGGTTTTCCATTACTCCACCGAAACCTGCATAGGCTGGGTCGGTGTAATTCAATGTGCACCCACCCGTTGCGCCGCCAGACAAATAAATCCCGCCACCTGTGCTTCTCATTGAGCGATGGAAAGAGGTTATATTTGCATCTGGGTACGCACGGAGGAGTGCTAGTATTTGCTCTGGCCGCATGGTGGTTACCTGCTGGGTTCATCTTCAGAACGGGATATCATCATCGAAATCCATTGGTGGTTCGCTGCTTTGGTGCGCCGCCTGTTGCTGGCCCCATTGCTGCTGATTTTGCGGCGTTGAACTCTTCCCTGATTCTTGCTGCTGCGGCTTTCCCTGCTTATTGCCAGCTTCGATAAATCCTAATCTAGCATTGTTCAGCTCAAGGGTAATGGACTGTCCGTTTTGCCCATCGTAAATATCGACTTTGATGCTTTCCCCAAACACTTCAACGATAGCGCCCTCCGTTAGCGCCTCCCTGTAAAACTCCGCTTGCTTGCCTTCCTTGGCAAAAATCACAGCCTGGTAGTTGGTGAATTCGTTTTTCTGCGACTTCCTGTCGTAGTAGCGAACCCCGCCGCGTATTCCAAATCCTATGGAATCACCAGTGGCAAACTCCCTTGCCGGTTTCTGTAGCTTGATAGTTATTGTGTGTCCCATTACGCCGCCTTCTTAGGTTTGAGTTCTGAACCGCGATGTTTATACACTTCGACGCACTTCTCCTGATGCGCAGCAGAGCCAGCCAGCGCATTCCATGCTGGCGTATAAATTCCCTTTAGCTCATCCAACGACTGGCAGTTGCTTGCCTGTGAGGTAAAATCAGCAAGTATCTGGTCAGGATTTCGAGGTGCTGGGTGATGAATTTCCGCATCCGGATCGGTTGCAGTTTCTTCCGTTGGAATACAGAACGCCTGAAACGCTGCATATTTGTAGGCTATCGACATGGCCTTATTTGTTGCCTTGTCGCCGCTATCCATTGCTTCGCCAAAAGTAATAACCGTGTGAGTGCTACCATCTTCAACACTGACAAAATCAAATTCAGCTTTAACTACAACATAAAAAAGAACACCGCCTTTTTGGGTGACTCGTTCTGAAACAGTCCTATCAGTTATGCGAGGTAAAATAACCAGTCCGTTACGAACTAGAGAAGGGGACAGCGCGTTATACACGGCGTCAATCCCTCGAAACTGAAAGCCTTGCTGGGCGTTACGGCTATCCTTAGCTATCCCAAGTTCTGACAAATCCTTTGCCACTGCCGCAATCGCCTTATAAACCAATTTAGTTTCCATGATTTACCTTAAAATGGTTGCTCACCTAAGAAATAGCGCTGATTAATCCATTCCAACCGTGCTAGTTTCAAGCAGGACTGCATTACCTTTCGCTGTTTTTTTCTTCGGTAATGCAGGGCATCCAGAACGTGCTCTTTTCTTTTTGCGACACTTTCCTGCTCTGTGGTTGCGAGGCTCATTTCAACCCCCGATAAAATAGGCTATATGCGACCTGAAACAGGTCATTGTTACCAACGCGGCTAGCATCAACCGCGAGCAATTGAAGTGCTTTTACGATATCCATTAAGGCTCACCTCGCTGGTTTAATGTTTTTGCAATCCAGAGCAGAAGCTCAATGAGAGGATTGCGTGGTGGTTCATCAGAGCAGCCCGATGCGGTCTGCCCAGCAAATGCATGTTGCATGGGATACTCCGGTTTAATTAGTAGGTGATTGCGATTGCTGAGACTTGGCCTTTAGCAATGGCTTTAACGCATTGCACGGCACATTCTCCAGGGATACCGGCAGCGACTAAATCAGCCACGGACTGTTGATTGATAGCGCGCTTGTGTTCGACGTTGGCTGCTCGCGCCGCTGCTTCATCAGCAACCCGCTTCTCTTCAGCTAGACGGGCATCTTCTTTCTGCTGAGTTTCACGCTTAATGCGATCTGCTGCTTCCTGCGCTTTACGTTGTTCGGCTGCGATAGCTTCCTGCTTTTCGCGTTCGACACGCTCAGCTAATTCCTTGGCATCACGTTCAGCTTTGGCGGCGTTATCCTTGACGGCCTGTTCTGCTCGTTCCTGAGCCAGTTTTGCATCACGTTCACGTTGTTCTGCGGCTTCAATGTCGCGCTTGGCTTTTTCTTCAGTTTCCCGCTTCGCCTTTTCTACTGCCTGTTGAGCAATGAATTCTTCATGAGCCTTGCGCAGGCGTTCAACCTCTTCAGCCTTTTCTTTAGCGTCTCGATCGAAAGCATCATTCATTAGCAGGGCCATCTCATGGGCCACTTCAATTTCTGCCGCCAACTGCTCAGCTTTCTTCTTGGCTTCAGCTTCCTGCTTTAACCGGTCCTGTTCGGCTTCCCACTCAGTCAGCGGGCGGCGCGTTTCGTCGCGTATTTCATCGCATTCAATGACAAATCGACGAAGTTCAGCTTCAATGATTTTAGGCTGCTCTTTTAGATGGCGAAGGTACTCACGGCCCGGCTTTTCGATTGCTGTTTTGCTTCGTGACGCACCGGCGGCAAGTGATGCTATCCGCGCTCGGCCCTTTGCAGTCGATACATCTGGAACTTCATTAACCGCCTGCCGAATTTGGTCGAGGTATTTATCAAGGCCGTTCGTGACGTACAGTGTCGGGTAGGATTCAGGCTTAATGTCGATTACCACCAAGCCGGTGTTTTCGTCTGCCATGCTCATTTCCTTGTGTTTAGCCCACAGCAAAACACCGACGATGGTCAGTTACTTACTCTGGGGATTGGTGGGGGTGGGGAGTTACTCGGTTACTTCTTCAAATTCACCATTTTCATTCAGCGAATACCAAACATCCGGCTTAATTCCGTTTTCGCCAACTTTGCTGGCACGGATATGAATTATCTCGCCGTCGTCATCTCGATAACACAGAACAATAGCCCCGTTTTCGGATGCTTTGGCTTTCCCGCCTTCACCGAATGAAGCCGCTACAGATTGCGATCCAGACACCTCTGCCGCTGACCGGTTGCCAGTGTTGGTTGCCGCTGACCGGTTGCCAGTGTTGGTTGCCGCTGACTGGTC